ATTAAGGTCTTTAAGCATGGATTCTAGACTCTGGTAGCAGTCCTTTCGTTTAGATACCATTTCATGGTTTCCAGCTATTAGGACTACAGGTTTTTCACATGCCTTAATAAAGTCGTACATTAATCCTATTTCTTCTGCTGTAGGCTTTGGAGTGTCAAGTAGATCTCCACCAATTATAAGATAATCAGCAGTAATGTTCTTTATTACTTGAGCTAACAGCATAAATCTACTCTTTTGCCAATTTTTTGGCACGTTTTTCTGACCTAGTTTTATGTGTAGGTCTGCAATAAATATAGCTTTAATAGTTGTTCTCCTTAAAAGAAGAGGGCTTTCGCCCTCTACAATCTATTAGCCTAATTCACTAACTGCTTCATTATCAATATCTGGACGTGGACTCATTGAAGGCTGTTCTTTTTTGCCTTCTAAATGACGTTTTAATCGTTCCATCTGTTCTTCATATGTTTCGCGAGGAAACATTTCTTCAATGTTTCGAGCATTTTGTGCTAATTCACGGTACTCTGGCTCTAGAGGAGAAGAGATACATTTTAGCTGCTGTACTGCATACTCAACATTATAAGGTAGAGGTCCTGTTTTCTTACGCTCTACATGAATCCAGCAGCCTGTATCTAAATCAGTAGGATCCATGCCCGTCTGTTTGGCAACAGATATAATATCATTCAGAATGCCTTTCTTAAGTTGAAGAACTTCTACCGCACCTGTAGCTTTATTAATAACTAGAGCTTTATACGCCCATTGGCATCGAACATCTTCACCTTTGTCATTTTTAATGCCTAAGTCCTTAACAGGATCTGGTAAAGAGTTGTCAAACTTCTCACGATCTCGAACAAACTGCAAGCACTCGAACGGTAATTCACGACCTTCCGCACCTTTAATCCAGTAAGTATATGATGGTAGAATAGAGTCTGGTAGAATGCGGAATACGTTAATACCGTTAACCAGTTTCATGTAAGTTACGTCAGAGCTTTTTGCTTCGCCAGAAAGTTTGTTAAATTGAATTGCCATGTTTATTTTTCCTTATGTAAGATAATTTTATCGTCTGTTAATTGAACTAGTGGATTCTCTTTGATAACACTAAGCGGAAGCCACTCAGGTACTATATCAAGTGGGACATTTACATCACCAGTTGCTTTATAGTAGCCATAATCTCGTAGAGCACATATTCCTAAGTACTCCGCCTTGTGTCTATCAGAAACCCAGAAAGCGTCCACTAACGCTTTCTGGTTTAATATGAAGTTGTCTCCGCCTAAGTCTAGATTTCTGAAGTTTTCTAGTATCTTAGTGCTGTCTCCGTGGGATATTAAGTATAATACCTCAAAATTAAATCTTCGCATATCTTCTCCAACTTTATGTGTATATTATACTAAAAGTTTAATGATATGTCAACACATTTTTTAAATATTTTGCATGCTACGTATCACCCAACCTTTTGATACATATAACTTAGACCTAGCTTGCCTATGTCTCTTACCTGTATTACCCATTAGAGCAATATCTGCTACAACTGGAGTTAGCTTTCCTTCTGCCTGTCGCATAACCCTTCCACATATCTGCTCTAGTAATGGCAGGTTATTTATTGGGGTTGCTAATATAACGCAGCTAAGCTCGTTTAATGATACACCCTCGCTGAATATACTCTGTGTTGCCCATAATATATCTTTACCCTCTTTAGATGCTATAGATTTAAACACTTCGTCCCGTTCTTTAACTTTTCCAGTAATTATTTCACTAAAGTTCTTAGAATTTTCGTAGCCCCACTCTAGTAGCTCGACCCTGTCAGATACTACTAACACTTTATGACCTACGGATGCATACATAACTGCCAGCTTTAATATTTCTAGTCTGTAGTTGTCGTTCTTGGATAGCATGTTCATTTTCTGGCTCCAGGGTATCATATGGTTGGAAGATATTTCGGCGGCACTATTCCATAAATGAACTTCAGGGGCTACTGTATTTTCAGTGTCAGCCACAAACTTTATACTTCCAAAATAGTCTCTAAGAACACAATGCATTCCATCCTTTCTCTCTAGAGTTCCTGATAGCCCGATCTTATACTTAGACCTTATACTGTTAAGAACTTCTGTAAAGGTTTTCGCAGGACATCTGTGTACCTCATCACATATGACTAGCCCAAACTCTCCGGCTAACTCTTTATGTTTGTTTCTCAGTGTTTGTATATTTGAGACGCATATAGGTGGCTCTATGTTATACTTCCCACTACCTATTACTCCAGCCTCTATACCAAACCATTTCTCTATTTCACTTACCCACATATCTCTTATAGTAGTTGTGGTGGTTATGATAAGTGTCTTCATTCCTACCTTGTGCGCTATAGCAAGAGCAGCTATAGTTTTGCCCCACCCAACTTTAGCATTCAATAGTCCATTGTTAAATGCTAATTTGTTAACGGCCTCTTGCTGGTTAGGTCTTAGCTTGAACTTAGGATTGGGTATATCGGCTTTAGTAGTTACCCGCTTATCTATTACCTCATACCCTTCAGGTATTAAGTCCTCCCTACCAGAAGGTATAGATATAACAGTATCGCTAACTTTCTGTACATTTCGTATTATTAATGGAAAATACGATACAGGCTTTCTATCAATAGAGTAAGTTAGTTCAGCGTCTATTTTATCTGTTAGCTCCTCCGTAGTATTCATATATATTCTATTAGATATTACAGCTTTACTCATAGTTTCTTCCTTGTAGTTCCTACCATCTCTGGTACTAGCTTAAATAGATATTTCACGCCCACACCAACATTAACTATTTGTACATATCTGCAACCATTTAGTGATTCAACTACAAACCTAGCCTCCACACCCTTTGGTTTAATACAGTAGTACCCGTCAGGAGTTCTATGTGAGTACTCTATCAAATGGCAGGTTACCTTATAGAACTTCTTAGGCTTCCATTTCAGTATTTTACCGTTAGCGTCTATGAAAGTTTTACTCTTAGATTCTAGTATTCCAGACATGTCGGTTATACGCTTATTTAATGGGTATATATCGTATGGTTTATCGCCTCTACGAAGTATCTCTGCCCGTCTGTCCGCGTACCGCGGAGTGCCCGGCATGTCTATGTCTAGCACATACCTATTCTTGTGTGTCTCTATGCACTTAAACTCGTCTTCCATAAATATGCGTTCATATTGCCTCATAGCATACAAAGGAAAATTTATCATAGTGCTGCTACCTCAGGATACATTTTTTCCAGTTTTCCACAACTATAGTCTACGGATCCACCGTCTTCTGAATCTATACCAACACCTATTGGGCAGCCTGGAATAGAGCAGCCTCGATCTGTTTGTATACTTCTTATTATAATATCTAAATAAGTGTCAACTAAGTCTTCTCTAACGTGTGCTACAACACTATCGTGTACCACTGCAAATATCTCAGCATCTAACTTTTTAGACTTTATCTCGTCTATAGCATCCATAGCACCTAGCAGTAGGTGGTCAGAACTTACTGACTGAACAACAAAGTTAAAACCACTACGCAATTCCTCCCCAGCTATACCTCTATCAGGGCTGTTAATATTTAGTAATCTTCTCTTACGTCCAAAGAAGTTGTATATAAACCCTTTAGATCGTATAGCATTATGAGACTCTCTAATCCAACGCTTTAACTGCGGAAACTTATTGAAATACGTTTCAATATAGTCCTTAGCGTCTTCAACAGTGCACACTTCATCTGACCCTGCTTCTCTAAACGCTTCATTTACTGCCTCAGCAACCTTAGCAGGACCTGAACCATACATAATACCGAACGAGATAGCTTTAGCTGCTTGACGTAATGCTGGGTATAACTTTTTAACTTCACTAGGCAAGCAAGGTAAGTTAAATACTAAATGAGCTATACTAGCATGGAAATCTGGATACTTCTCAGGATCTTGCGACATTTTAATGAATACGCTTTGCATTTCTTTATCGCCTGAAAGTACAGCAGCATAGTAAATTTCAGCTGTTGTTAAATCCACAGCTACTATCTTATATCCTGGCTTAGCTTTAACACATCCTTTAATAATAGGGTTATCTCGTGGTAGTTGTTGCATATTAAACTTACCACTGGAAGATAATCGACCAGACGTAGTTGATGCTAAATTGAAGTTAGTACGTACCCTTCCGTCTCTATCTATTGCTTTTAGAAGATTAACTACATAAGTATTTTTAAGTTTTATACCTTTCCTAACTTGTAAAATTAAGCTAGGAAGTTCATGGTATTCCGCTAACTCAGATAATACTTCAGCATCTGTACTTAGCTTTCCAGTAGCCGTAAGTTTATCACTAGGTAGATTAAGTCTGTCAAACAGTAGCTTACGCAAGTGATTTACTGAATTAGGGTTAAATGCTGTTCCTAATTCCTTTTCTAGCTCTTTTACTTCTTTGTGTGAGTATATTTTACTCTGCAACTCTTCTATCTTGTTTACTAGTATTTCGTTAGCCTTCTGTAGTCGTTCTTTACTTACAGGGATTCCAACCTCTTCCATATACGCTAGAGCTTTAGTTCCTCTACGTAACAACTTCTCATAAGCATTCGCTAGCATAGAGTTTTCATAAACTATTGGGTAGAACTTCTCGAATAGTTCCATTGTTGCATCAGTATCTTTTGACGCGTATACCTTAAGAATCCTAAAAGGAATCAAGTCATATGTAAAATCTTCTTTCTTAATTTTATGTACTCTACAATATTCTGCTTTATATAGCTCCAGTTCGTGGTCATAATCGCCTAAAGTTCCATATTTTATTGTTAAGTCTTTTAACCCGTGAGTACCTTTCCGCTCATCTAAAATGTAATGTAACAGCATAGTGTCGTGTAGGTCGCACAAATCAAAATTAATACCTAAGTGATATTGTAAGAACTTTAAGTCGAACTTAGCGTTGTGCATTACTACTGTTTTAGTATTAACTATATCTTGTATCAGTTTTATACTAATATCGTTAACACAGTCTATATGCGCATATATGCCTTGATACTTTTTATGGCTCAACGATATACCTAAGAGGTAGCCGTCTCTTGGGTAGAGGGCGGTTGTTTCTGTATCCATAGCTACCACTTCTGCATTATCTAATATGTACTTTAGATAATTATTGAATTTATCTGTATCGCCTTCTTCAAAATAGGCATATTCTCTATCTATAGTCTCGTCCTTAATGCCCATCGCTATATTCTGTATTCGATTAACCGATGTGTTTAATATATCCTTGTATTCTGGCTTCATAGCCGCACTTGCTGGGTTTATTAATGCTATATATTTGTTATCAGACCCGTCCTTACCTTTTACAAAATGACCTGTCTGTGTAGTTATTCCGGTTGCTGTACTAAAGAATGATAATGCTTCAGTACCTACTAGCACTATGTATTCATATTCGTAAGTACGAAGTGCTCCTTCGTCATCAGTATCTACTTTTAATGTTACGTTGGATTTTAGTAGTTTAGATACTTTATCCTCGCTTAGATTGTATACATCTAAGTCTTGAATGCCTAGTAGTTTCTGGTAATCAGTCTTGCTTGGGCACTTCTGTACTACTGCTAGTTTCTTCATGTAGGGTTACTCCTTTGCTTATAATATATTCTTTAATTGAGTCTATATCTTCTTGTGTTAGACTGGCAGGATCTTGTCCTTCTGGAAGATTTATAGTTTCTACTTCTAAATCTGTATGAAGTGCTATAATATCTTTCAGCCTTTTTTGGGCAGATCGTCCTGCAGTGTCTCCATCAAACATTATATAGACTGTATCAATGCCGGCAAGCATATACGGCATCAATCTCTCTTCTACGTTTTCTTCTGATACTGTGTTCGTGCCGAACGTGGAGACAGCGTTCTCCAATCCCGCACTGTGCAGGTATAATGCGTCTATATACCCTTCTACTAACACTATCGAGTTATTAATCGGGGTAAGGGCGCCGATTACGGGATATAACTCTATTTGTTTATGTCTAGGATATGTTAGGTACTTTGGCTTAGCATCTCCATGCATTCGTCTGGCATGAAAGTGCTGTATTCTGCCTGACATATCTACTAGCGGGAATACTATCCTACCTTCTATAGTTCCTGTAGTAAACGCACCGAATTTTTCAAGAGTTTTCACAGAGACGCCTCTAAATTCTTTAGAGACAAAAAAAGCGTCTGGTGGCAGTTCCAAACCTGCCGACGACGCTTCCTTTACTTCCCTAATAGACTCAAGTAACTTAGTTACTGACCTATTAAAGGCTACGTTCCTGTGCTTATTAAACTTAGTAAACACATTCCCTTTATAACCGCAACTAAAACAGTGAAATGCTCCGCTGTTTTTGTCAATTCTCATTGAGGGATTCGTGTCCTCGTGCTCCGGATTTAAGCACGATACCAACAAGTCTCCACCACTCCTGATATACTCGATACCTTTAGTACTTAGAAGCTCTTCAACTTCGTTCATATTTCAGATACCTTTTCATCATCATCATGTTTTATATTAGCTAAAGCCACAGCTCTAGGGTCTATCTTGAGGATACTCCAGTCTATATTAAGACCGTATTTACCATTATCATTTGCCGACCTAGCTTTTACAGTTTCTAGTGCCACAGTACCCTGCTCTTTATCTATTACTTGTATAATCTGAGCAAGATCAGCCGCATCTAAAATGCCTTGTGCAAATCTAGCCTTACCATTATTATCTATTTGGTAAGGTGATACTAAGCACACATCTGCCTTCCTAGCTAAGTTTTTCAACATTTTACCTAACTGTGTTTGAACTTTCCAATCATAGTTATCTTGTCCAGGCTCTAACACTATTTGGTTAACATAATCAACAGCTACTAGCGTTAGATTATCTCCATATCTAGCTTTATAGCTAGATACTTTAGCCACTAGGCTAGATATACTAAGATCTCTATCATCTAGTATGATAATGCGTCCTTTTTCTTTTTCGGTACAGGTTGTTTGTAGCTCCGCTTGAAATGCTATTACATCAGGATCAGTATCTCCAGTGCTAAAGTATTTATCAAATACTTCATCGCCACCATCAAACATAGATGCTAGTGTTCTAGCTATCTTTACCTTATCTTGGTATTCTAGTTCGTTTTTCCTTATTCTAGAAAAAGGAACTTCTGATAGTATTGATATTATTCGTTGCCACGTCTCCTTAGCGTCCATCTCTATGGTCGCATAGATAGATACGTTGCCCTGTAAGTGTTGCTGAGCTACCAAGTTAGCACAAAATACAGACTTTCCTGAACCCCTGTATCCACCAAGTAGTACAAATTCTTGCCTGTAGTAGCCACCGGCTTCATAATCCCATTCATCGCATATACCACAGTACATTCTCTTTTTATTAGAGTCTTCTACTGTTTCGAATATTGGTATATCCGCTGCAGTGTGTACTATATCAGAGTGTGTAATATCTTCCTCTAAAGATATAGGTATGTTACTAAGCTCTTCCAGAACCTGTTCCCTATCTAGTAGGGATATCTTAGCTACAAATTTTTCTAATAATGTGAGTGCTTTTGTTTGCGCACTCTGGTTTGCTAGCTCGTCTACTGCAAGTGCTAGATCTATATCTTCAGTATTTATTAGCTGAATAGATTGGAGGGCTTGTATTGCCCTCTTATCTCTATTCCTAAATACTTCTAAATCTTTGGAAGATGGTATATGACCATATTTGTCATAGAACTCTTTTATAGCCTTAAGTACAGGTGAATACTTGTTAGAGAAATAGGACGGTCGCAGCTCAAGAAAATACTCCAGCGCGGTGTCTTTACTTTCTTCTTCTAGAAGAAGTTTTAATACTACTCCTTCTAAATTCACACTAGTACCTCAATGTTATTAGGGAGTTTAAAATTAAACGTCATAAACATCTCCCTTAAGTATTAAAAAGGCGGCAAAATGCCACCTTAATTAATTAGTCTTCTTTAGCAGCATCTAATTTAGCACGACGAGCAGCACCGTCATAGTCAGCACACTTCAAGCCGCGACGAGATAAAGTCGCTTTAATACCGCGTGCTGATTTGGTATTACCAGATAATTCCACTAATTGCTCAACTGTAGTATTCTCTAAGTCAATACCTGCGAAGAAATCTTCAACTTCACGAGCCTTAGAAGTTTCCTGTTTAGGCATTTCACTAATTTCACCAGCTTTCAATAATGATAAAGCTTTACCACGAATGCTGGCTACTGGTCGACCAAAGTGATCAGCTAATGTTTCAACTGAAGCACCGTCTGCAACCATAGCTACGAATTGAGCTTCTTCTTCTGGAGTATATGTGCGTACTGGGGCACGTTTTTCAGCTTTACGAATGTGTTCGTATAACTCCATGCTTAATATCTTGCCTTGTACTGTTTTAGCACTGTATTTGCCGTTTTTGAATGCGGCTGCTAACTCAGCATAAGTGTAAGCGCCAGGGTTACCTTCTACCATTGCACGTAATTCAGCTTCTTCTTCCGCAGTCCAAGCTGATTTCTTAGTGCCAGCCAATTCAACATCGTAGTTCATTTTTCGTAATTTTGAACCTACTGAGCGGTTTGTAGTGCCTAATTCTTCTGAAAATTGTACTAATTGATCTTGTGAAACAAATGAGCCTTCAGGGCCTGCTAATTCAACTAAACGTGCTGTGTTTTCGTCGTTCCAAGTAAATTTTGTCATAAATATTTATCCTCTAAATAATGTTATTGATTAATTCTTCTATAGTAGTTATGGCTATTCCCCTATCGAGAGCCTTTTTATAGGAAGAACCTTGTGTTCCGTCTTCACATATTAAGTGGGTTACATCTTTAGTAACACTAGACTTAACAGTGAATCCATGTTTTTCTAGAAATCTCTGAGCTTCCGAACGATTTTTAAAGTTATCCAGCTTTCCTGTGATACAAACCACAATGCCATTCTTTTCCGTATTCTGGCTGTTTGCGCTTTCTAGTTTTAGGTAGGTAGACCATCTATCACGATACTTAGTATTCCATTCTGTATTTATCCAATTTAGTAGATTCTCAGTAGCCTTTTGACCTATACCGCATTCTTTACACAAATCAGCAGTTATTTCATCAATATTAACAGGCTTCAACTTTCTAGCTACACCGTCCCCTACTAGAGGTATAGACATGGAAGCTATGAACTCCCTCAATTCTATACCATTCTCTAGTACGGACGATATTGCTCTCTTAAGTTTGGAATCCATTAACTCTGATAAAACAGGGCTAGGACTACTTAGAAAATCTAATAAATCATTTATATCCGTGATCTCTAGGAGGTCTATAGTTTTTTCGCCGAATCCTTTTATCTTCATCTTTTTACAGAAGTTTTGGACTCTCTTTGTAGACTGTGCAGGACAGTTGTCGCTATTCCTGCAAAATAACTGTGCATTTACCCGCTCTAAACGAGATCCGCAAGATGGGCAGGTAGTTGGAGCTGTGATAATCATATTCGGTAAAATCTCCTAGCTTTCCTCAACTTCTGAAACTATTATATAATAAGTTTCATCGAAAGTCAATACTAAATTTTATTTTTTGAAAGTGGACTGGATTCATCATCGATGATCCCTACGATTTTAGGTATAATTTCTCCAGATCGCACAACCAATACTTTACACCCTATATATAACCCTAAAGTCTCTATATACTCTATATTATTTAGAGTGGCCTTAGACACTACAGCGCCTCCAAGCTCTATTGGTTCTAGTATAGCCACTGGAGTTACTTTTCCACTTTTACCAGTCTGCCACTGTACGTCTAGTAACGTGGTTACTTCACCTTCAGTCTCCTGCTTGTGTGCATACGCACCTCGCGGAAACTTATCTGTAAATCCCTTAGCATTAAATAAACTAGTATCATTTAATCTATATACTATACCATCTTTTGGATAGTCTGCATGATTAAAAGTATCAACTGTAGTAAAGCCATTAGCTCTTAAATATTCTAGGTCGGTTTTATACTCGTTGAAAAGACCCCATCGGTTTTCTACTACCTGAATATTGTATGCTACAAACTTTATTTGACCTTCTTTAACTCGCTCAATCCATACATTGTAGTCTTTGGTATTTACAGCACCAGCACAAAAGTTTCTGCTATTATCTACATCAGCGCGTGCCACTACCTCTCCAGAAATCTGAGCTAGAGGATGCTGGGTATTAATGCTTAGTGGTATATTCAAGCTCTTTACCTTATCCATTGATATGGTTTTGCCTAGAATGCCGTTGCCCCGTGTTAGAGCCATTTCTAATTTACCATTAACATATAGTAAGGAAATTGCTAACCCATCTAGTTTCGGAGTCTTAACACACATTCTTACGTCTAGTGGTGGTTCTCCGTCTTTATCATAATGCTTTTTGAGAGAGTATAAACGAAATCTATGCTTTACGTCCCCAGATCCATTGATGATGTTATCACCCAACAGTCTCTCCAAGTAGTCATACTCTTCGTCAGAAATTATCGGAGTACCTTTTTCGTACTCTTCAGAGCACTTCTCTAGAAACTCTTTAAGTGTTTTCTTCATCTTGTTCAACCTCTGTTAAAACCTCAGCCTTGCTTAGTAATTCTCGTAACGCAGAGTACATCCGTCTAGTAGAATGCAGAGTGTACGGGAAACTAACACCATTTTTGGTGGGACACCATTCTTCATCAAATGATAAATACCATTCGCGTATGGTTATATATTTGCTATCTTTAAATTCCGATATAGAGAGTCGGTACTGAACCGACCCCTTCTCATAAAGAATAACGTCTATTATGTCATTAGATCCCATTAGCTTGCCTTTTGTTGTACTACCTGCGATAGCGGAACCAACTTCTTAATTTTAGCTAAAGAGACGCGAAGAAACGCGTCGTTCTTCCAGTTCCACATAAGAACTTCGTCTCCAACACATCTAGGAGGTTTTCCATTACGCATCTTAGATTTAATGTAAGGTATTTCTAGCTCAGTTGTGCAGATTCCATATGTAACCTGTGAGCTGTCCTTCTTAACGTAGTATACGTAAAAATCGCCAAACTCTTTGCTCTGTGCTTCAAACGTCTCTTTCTTCATTACCCTACCGCCTTCTGCAATACTGTTGTCAAATACGCTGCCGCTTTGCCAGTTAGTTTAGATAAAATCTCTTCATCAACTTCAGCACCAACTGATTCAATCATTGCAGTTAAGCTCTGAATAGCATCGGCTTTAGATATGCGTGTTCCGCCAGATTTTGATTCAGTAGCTTTCTTAGCTTTAGTTTGCTTGATATAAGCACCAGCCTTACTAAGGATTAACCGTACACCATTCGGTGTTTCACCGTGAATTTCAGCTAGCTCTTTTACAACTTCTACACTAGCCGCAGCGCGGTCTTCGTCATTGTTGTATTCGTTTTGCATGATTTCATTGTATTGCTCAATAACAAGTTGACGTTTTTCATCAGTCCAAGCCATGTTTTGTTTCCTCTGTTGTTGTTAATAAAATATATTATATAAAATTTATAACTTCTAGTCAAGAATAATTTTAAACTAAAAGTAGTAGTTTGGTCACAGCGTACCCAGATAGAAATCCTCCTATAGCAAGCGCTGCAGCCACAGTACCTTTCATACCTAACTTTCTGCCTATAAGTACCCATACCGCCATAAAGGCTAGTATTAGTAATTCCTCAATAACCATGTTAATTACCTAAAATTAGTAAGTAATTAACTAATGCTCCGGCTGAGTAAGCAAAAACCATTACTGCTATAGCCTCGTACAGTTTCATGTTTAACACCTCTACCAGCATTAGAAGCCATAAAAGTGTTACTGCTACGATTATAACAATCATTAATTAAATCCTCCAAGTAGTATAAATAACATAAATATATAAGAAAGTATTACTATTGTAAATACAGTCTTTGCGTGAAGTCCTTCTACTGCTTGCTCTAATATCTTGAAGGATGCTAGAGTATACAATAGGATTACTAATACTGTTAGCATAGCTATATTCCTTTTTTAATATTATACTTAATTTCTACTAATTAAGCAAATATTATTTTCGTTTATTTGCAGCTGCGACAGCTTTATTTATCTCGTACTGAATCTCTTCGTCAGTCATTGAGAATCCAATTAGGCTGTTCACGTTGACCCCTAAATCTTTTAAGTGTCGTAAAGACCCTAGTTCAGATACATGCTGGTATGCATACTCTCTAGTGTTTTCACCTAAAGCAATAATTCTGTATACTTCTGGCTTGAATAGCTTATCTACTCTAGCAATACACCCGTACCTAGCTGACCATACGTGTTCACCAATCTCAAATTCCTCAGCCATACATTGATCAGGCAGCATCGGAGGATTTAATGGGTCTATTTTCTCGTTCTGTCTAAGCAGTGCTCCAGCTTTCTCTAGTTTTGCTTTTATGTAGTCCTTACTTCTGTAGTATGTGGCTGATAGTTCTTCTAGCGATGCTCCCTGTAAGTAGTCGGTAATCATCATTGCTAATTCTTCTTTAGATACAGCAGTTTTTCGCTTTTTAGCGCGCATCTGCCTATCTCGCTCCTTGCCCTCTTTATACTCGGTTATAATAGTTTCCATTGTCTTATTATTGGAAACACCCAGTATCTCGCAAGCACCTTTCTTAGTACCACCATTATCTAGCCATTCGATTGCCTTTAGAACTTTTTCTTCATCAACCTGTTTACGTCTGCCTCTAGCCATTATAGGATACCTCCAAGACTCTTTCTTTTCTAAAAGAACGCCAAGCTCCCTTGTCTACGTCTAGTACTACCACTACTTCTGGATTTGGCTTACGCTCTGTGGTAACTGGTGGTAATAGGTCTTCAACTAAAGTACAATTCATTACTCTAGTAGAGCCATCTGCTTTTATAAACTTAACTGTTATAACTTCGGTTTTTAGATGTTCTAAAACTTCATTCCAATCAATATTCATTGTTTGGTCTCCTATTCAATTTATAAATCTATTATAAAGAAATATAAGTGAATAGTCAATGTAAATTTTAAATTATTTACCAGCACACAGTTTAAGTTCTCTAATACCCATATTAACCGACATATCCTTAGCCCAGTCAATGTCTGCGTATAAGGTACCGTCTTTGAAGTAGTAACACCTTATCTCATGATCGCTAGATATGAACATTATACTTAGCCATAGCATGGCTGCTACATATGATACTATAACCAATTTAATTATCTGTCTTGTAGATAATGTTAGAGAGCCTGCTAGTATCTCTTTAATTGCTTTAATATCCAATATCATACTCTTCCTTCATCTTTTGAACTTTTTCTTTTATTCTTTGAACGTATAAGAGTGGGTGGTGTGGAACTACCCCATTCTTAGGCAATACTTCTAAATATTCAAAGTTTTTTGCAACATAGTAAGGCATTACCCTACACATATTTTTGTCGAGCATTTCTATTCTCCCAAAAAAGACAAAAGGGACTATAATAAGTCCCTTACTTTTTCATTATTATCTCTCAATTCCGCAGGTAGCTCGGCTCCTGATGTAATTTCACAATACTTTTTATACCAATATATAGCATTTTCTGCAGGCTCTCTACCGCCAGACTCAAAAATGCCGCACTTTCTAAGTATCATTTTAGCTCTAGTAATTCCACCGGCTACAGATTCCCCAGTAGCTAAGAAAAATTTATCACCTTTCTCGGATAAGGCTTTAGCAACTTTTACAGGGTCATTAGTTTGCAGTACGTCCCAGAAGCCTAAATACACTTTATGCAAATACTCTGCACGTTCGTGTGGCTTCTCTTTAATGAAACGTTCGCAGTCGTCCCATGTAACTTCCTCAATATCATAATAATGCATAAGCATCTGCTTCAACTCATATGCGGTATTATGTCTTTTAATTACAGTGTTTTGATTAGATAAAAGTATCGCCTCTATTAACTGGTTTTTAGCCTCTTCTTTAGCTTCAGCGTCCATAGGGCTTTCATAAGGTTCGTCCTCTACAACTACCTTAGCCCCAGCCTCAACTAGATAATAGTTGAATGTTGCTGTATAGGTATTGTATTCTCTTTCCCTACGCAACGCCATTGCTTGCCTAGCTTTAGCTGTGAAACCATTATCTACAACAAGTCCGCTATATCCTGTAGAGTAACGTTTAATGTCCTTGAAGTAGAAATGTATGGAGCTTGGCTGCCGTTCACGCATCATTGCCTGGTATCTCATATTAGGCGTATGATTATCTGTAGTTGTTAATACAAATACAGTATCAAAATAATTAAAATCAACACCATTAGTAACGCTAGGGCTACACAATAGAGCGTCCACCTCTTGCCTTCTAAGGGCTTTGGTGGTATTGTTTATTATATCTCTAACATCATCATCCATTTTAGAATCTGAATGTACTACCTTTATTACCTTGTCTGGGTATTTTCTAGACAAGGCTATTAAATACTCATTCAGCTTTCTTGGTGATGAGTCTGACACAAGCAAGCATTTATCTCCAATAGCTAAGCTTTCAGCCATCGCACCCCACAACGAGCCTTCGCTCGTGTGCTGGGTGGCAATAACGCCAGATAAATTCTTACGAATATGCTCTATTTTATATAAAGGTCTACTGCCTTCCATTAAATCTATATAGCACGATACAGTTTCTTCACTAATATCACCATCGCTAATGATGACCTGCGATGTAGTCATTAACAATTCAGCTAATATCTCTGTGATCTGTGCTTTATCTTCTTCCTTAATAATAGAGGCAAAAAGTAGGTTATTTAATAATGAATCTGCTTCATCTATAAATAGAAAATCAAAACGCATCCCCCTTATCTTTTTTAGAGAATGCAGTGTTCCTGACAGTCTATTTATCTTACCAGAAGTAAAATCCATTAAGTCCGAATATTTTCGGAAATCACCTGCGCTAAACCTAACAGCATTAGCTTCCACTAGAGCCGCAGTATCTGTTATGGCTAGGAATCGACCTTTAATATATCCTTTGTTAATCCATTTAGCAATAGTATGCGTTTTGCCAGTACCAAGACTAGCTTTTAAAAATGTTACAGAGTCTTTTGGTATATGTCTATAATCAACTTTTAAGTATTTAGGGTCTGAGCCACCACTTATAGGCTTTAGCTCTAGGCCTTTGCATTTACTTGGAATCTCACGTTTAGAGCATGCTTTAATGTGATTTAAAGCAGATATTTCCCCCTGACGGCAGTACTCATCTGCCTGACCGGGGCGGACTGTGTTGATTATAGGTTTTAAAATATCTGATAATGCCTTTAGGTTGAACTGCTTTTGTAACGCAGTGTGGTATAAAGAAATTACGGCAATACGAAACCCTGAGACACTAACATCCCAACTGCGTAACCTCTCCAACTTTTCATCAAGCTCTTTAGATATAATAAAACTACCATCTACAGACTTTAAATATAGCTCACGTTCCACTTCAGTCGTTTTTACAGGACTAACGTATGGACTATACCCTTTTGGTATCGTCGAATTAGAGCCACAATGATAATACATTCTTGGCAATCCTTTAAACGGGTCTTGAGACCTATTTTCAAAAATAGGGGCTGCCAAATACAAAGGCTGAACTACGTGATATAATGCAGGGTCTACAAGATTTACTTTAAGCTCTGGCATTACTTTTGATTTAAAAACGCTATTAACGTGGTAAAAAACATTCCGTAGCTGGCTTTGTGTTAACTCATACTCATTACTAATGAAAATGTGAGCCTTTATTTTATCACTAAGACCTGCTGAAGATGATGCTTGAATAACAAAACCCATATCATCTGGAAACATTTCAGGACTACATTTGTGTAGTAAATGGCAAATGTATTCGCCCTGCGCTTTTAAATCTGTACAGCCCATACCGTTTAACAGGCTCAACGAATCGACGTCTATAGCTATTATCTTAGACGGTACTTCTGTAACAAGTTCTTTTTTACGAGATACAATGTCTCCTTCCATATATAAGGAAGTATATTTGTACCTAATCAAAACCTTTTTAGGGTCATTAATTAACTTATCCAAAAAAGGAACTAATTCTTCCAAGCTACCGGGATTAAAAAACTTACCTAATTTATACTTACTAGGCATTGAGCCTTTTATAGACGTTCCGTCCTTAAGTATTCTTTTAGTAAGAAAGATATTTTCCTCAAATACCTTAAAATAATCCCCATTACTATCCACATCTGTATATGTGGTCGCTCTAAGTTCTGTAAAAGACATTATATCTCCTCAGCAAAGAAAATATCAGCCTCATTAGTCCTCGTTGGCTGGACTAAAAAATCGCCCAGTGACACACAAGCACTACCGTTTTGAACAAGCAGACTCATAAAGTTATCTATTATATCATCTGCTATTGTTTCAGTGGATACAGCACTTAGAGATTCTAGCCTACTTTCTATATAGTAGCGCACTGTAGTGTTTAGATATTCTTCAATATCCCAAACATTACACAAAGAATCGGTAGCATTAACAACTTTTACTTCACCAGTGTTAGTTGTTATTTCAAAGAATGCATTGTATCTTTTACCTGTATCAATATGTTCTAGGTAATTCATAAAGTTCCTTTCAGTTCTAATTGGTTCATTACTAGTCGTTGTACGAGAAAATCCACATGGGCCGAGTACCGCTCCTGACCATCGGTATAGGTTGATAGTCCGGTCGGCGGGTCGACAGAGCCCAAAGAAACGCTTTCGCGCCCACACCCTCAGAGTAATACTAGGAATTACCCTAGCACTGCGGTTAAGTACCCTCCCCCAGGTACACATGTGTGTTCCCCCACCCTCCGGTTAATTACTCCATTGGATAGGTTCTGCAGGTTGACCACCCTGCTTGCGGGTATTTCAAGGTTCACCGATCCTGCCCGTCAGCTACAGTAAGACGGCACGCCATTTCGCGCTCTCGATCAGCTACTTAAATTGAGTAACTCCCCAATTCATGTAACTATTATACTAACTTTTGATGCAGATGTCAACAAAAATTTTAAACTTTTCTCCCCGCACTGGGGCGGGTGTTTGAT